ACCTGAACTTTTACTATCCCTATACCTGGAATTGGCTCGCTGAATTCAATAAAATTACCAGCTCCTTTTTCGCTTTGATCTGTTGAAATTGATTGAGACAGTACAATAAACTCTGGAGTGGTGTTATCAGGTAATTTTGCAAATTCTGAACCCGAAAAAGGCACAAATTTGTATTCAAGTTGACGCGCTTCATCACTTGTAAATCTAATATAGTTGTACTGAGCGACTGGCGTTTGCCCCCGTACCACAAAAAATTGAGGCAGCGCAATAAAGTCGGTAATATCGCTGTTCACGTCTCTCATAAAAATTCTAAATATGGACGAACGCAAAATACTTGCAGAAATCGATCCGCTGTTCATTTGAATTTCATCCTCTTCAGCATCGTTTAACTCTGTAGGAGTAGGCAAACTTTGAAAATTACACAAACCATTTAGCCGCTGAAAAACAGTGCTTTTTAAGCCAATCTCAGTAGCAACTGAAGGTCGATTATTTTTGACTGTTGCAATCTCAACTTGAGTTAAAGGGTAAAACGTTTCTCCAATGCCTTTGCTTGTTTCGCCAACAGCACTGTCTCCTATAAATTCAGTGCTTGGATTTACAACTAAAGATTCACTTACAACGCCAATTTTTTTGCTTTTAGACAGCAAAGTGTCAACACATTCAAGAGTAATATTTTGGCTTCTTTTCGGCCCTTCAAGCGGATCAAACATCGCCAAGCTTCTTGAAACTACTTTCCAAATGCAACCGCCAATTTCAAAATGTTCACCAACCTGCATTGCAGAATCAGCTTCGACCTGAAAAGACTCCACCGTAGAATTGATGTCATCAACAGATGCACCTCTGCCATTTTTTTTGTAAAAACCTGGGCTTATAGAAGTATTGCGAATAACGAATTCGGCTTTGTCGCCAACTTTGACATTATCGAACGTTTTTCTGTGCTGACCAGACGGTACAGCATCACCGTTGTAACTAACTATTCCCATTCGTGGGCTGTAATTTCGACCTGCGCCTGCGTGTTTTCCCTTTTTACGAATCTCGTTTAAACGATCTTTGCCAGCATCGCCAGGCTCTATATTTTCTTCTTGTAATGTTTTATCGTTATCACCTGATTTAACTCCAGAGTCTCCAACAATCTTGATGCGCTCCAAAGTTCTAATTGCCATTGCTTTCTTATCGTTAACTTTGGGAATAGAAATCAGCTGATAATTGACTCGATAATGTGTGCCGTTGGCAATAGCTCCATAGACTCCAAATGTTGTGCTATTTGCAGGAGTAAAAGCATGACAGAAAATTTCTGAAGGCTCTTTATCAATGTCAGATAATGGAAAAGCAAAAGCATCGCTATTGTCGTTTGGTACGTCAGGGTCTCCCCTGTGGGCTTTCCCCCTCGTACCATATTTTTTATCAGTTCCACGAATGCGAAACTGTTCGCTGCTATCTGCGTGCCAGTAAAACGCAAATAAATCGTTGAATACCGCGTCGAGCGCATTGTTGCCGAGAAAAATACCCTCAAGTTCAGGCGGTTGAATGCCTGCATTACCAACGCCCTGCTCACCAACGACAAACATAAGTTTGGCGCGTTGCATCGTTCCATGGCTAAACATGCGCGACCAAATCAGCTTTGGCGTAATTAACATTCCACCAATGTCATCTTTGTAAAGACCAAAAATCAGCGGAATGGGTGACGCATAATCCGCAAGCTCCGCAAGCGTTTCAAAGCCGCGTGACGGGGTAAAACGATTTGCTCCTGTAACACTGCCAAGATCAATAATGCCGCCTTGTTTTTGAGCAGCAGGCATCTTTGGCTTTGGTGTCAGCAAATATGAAACACCAGTCAGCACAAGGCTGATTGCCAGGTTGATTAGGATTGTTTCTCCAACGCCACCTGCTTGAACGTCAGGAACATGGTTATACGCCGCTGGTCTTACCGCTCCACGTCTTCTTGCTTCAGCTGTAAATGCTCGATACTCTTCCTCAGTTATCCCAATCGTTGCAATTAGCTGCCTTTCGTACGGAAGCAGTGGTACGTCGTAAACGCTTGCACCAATGACCACTGC